GATAAGATCAGGGATTGTATATTCTCTTGTGGTAAATCTATGACCACAAGAAAGGCACACCCTACGTCTATAGACATAAGGTGTGCTGCTTTTATTTCGGAAGCCTTTAGTTTGTTCAGCTTTTCTATAAATAGTTTCACGAACTTTAATCTCAAGACCTCCACACTTTTCGCACTTCATAAGTCTTGCTCCCAAAACTTGATAAGTTTTTTTAGTTCAGCTATACGCTTCTTTGCGTTGCTTGTTTTCTCAGCTTTTCGTATGCTGATTTGTTTCAGCATTGCCTGAGTTTCTTTGTTGATCTCTTCCATAAAATTCATTGTGGTTTTTCCGTTTTAATTTCGTTAATAGTTTTAATAATTTCTTGTTTGTAATACTCAATAGTTTCATCTACTAAAAGATTACCCTCCGAATCAGAGGGCGGAAAGATAGTAAAGTTTCTATCGGTAAGTTTTACAGCCCTATGCAGTATGCAATCAAGCTCAAAGAGAGTGGCAGTTTTTGATCTAGTCAAGGCTTTGTGGCTCCTGGAATTTGGTTAATGGTATTTGAAATACCTATATGTAAGTATGCCTAAGTATATATAAAAAGTCAACCTAAAAATTCTAGGAATCATAAAAATAAATCTCGGCTACGGAATTTATTAGGTGGTTTTATAAAAAAAAGACAATAAAAAAGAAAAAAGCCAACCTATTTTTTAGAGAAATAAGTTGGCAAATTTCGGCTACGGAATTTATAAGAAAGAATCTATAATAATTCAAACTTAAGTTCATCAAGTAATATATCTCGCATTCGTTCACGATCTATTGAATCGCCATAGCCCCAAGAATAAGGTCTATTAACACCAAAGCGGTCTGTTATGGTTCCGCCTTGCTTTTCTGCTTCAATCAATCTAGCTTCATAGATTTGCCAAGCTTTATCTAAATCAGAATATTTTAAATTCTTTATTGGATAAATTGGATCATCTGTTCCGTAAAAAGACCAAACATAATCAAAAAATTCTTTTTTTGAGTTCATAAAGTGGTTCAGAAATAAGGTTTACAATTGAAAGGTTTATGAGCCTTTCAAGGTAGGCTTTACAGCCCACCTAGAAAGAATCTAAAGACCCTCATAGAGTTTGTCCAAGTCGCCCTCTCTTTCAATATCTTCTTTGATTCGTTGCTCGTGGAACTCTTTAAAGGTTTGGTATTGATGATTTAATATCTGATAACCCATTGAATAGATTGCTTCATGCTGAGCTTGACCTATAAGGTCAAAAATAGTCATGTTTGGCTCATCTATATTAAGGTTCTTCAAATCAATACAACCTCTTGACACATCATCTGCCAACCATCTAGCTCTGTCTACGTTGTAAACATCAACTAAACTATCAGCAATTTCTGAAAGACAATCTTCTAGTTGGTCTTGTTCGTACTCATTAACAAAGTTCTGTAATAGATCAGTAATGATTGTGTATCGCCAATTATTAGGCAACTCGTCATCATGTAACTCTCTTACAAAATCTTGGTAAGTTTCCTTTTGATCTTCCTTAAGTTGAATATGTCCGCTTGGTTCAATTATGAAAGCATCATAAAACTTTCTTAATTGTTCAACTTGGTTAGTTGTTACCATCTTGTGGTTCTCCTTTGGTTAGTAGGTTTTAAAGTAGATTTCACCAAGAAAAAAATTTCTCCTGGCCTTTACCTGGAAAAATTTATTCAGGTTAATTTAAGAAATCCATAGAACCTTTAATTAAAAAGGCTCTAAGGATTCATTAAGTGTTACTTCTTAGTACAAGTAACTGTGATGTCTTTATCTGTTAGTTTTACTTTGATGTCTCCACCATCAATTAAAAAATCAATAGCTTTAGAACTTAAAGGAATAAATTCTGCGAAATCGTCAGCACTAACATAATGTGCTTTCTCCCATACCAAATCTCTATCTAGAGTGTTTGGATTATATCCTCTTGCATAGATGACGTGGTTATTGTTTCCGCTTCTTGTATTGAAAGCGTTCATTAAATAAATACCCTCGTCTTTAACTAAATAAAAACCCTTTTCTTTTGTGGTTTTATTTGTATAAGGCTGATTAAATACCTTATTCTCTTTAGTTAACTTTGCAAGCTCAACTAGTGTTGAGTTTGAACGGAAGTTCAAAGTAGTCATCTTTAATTTTCTAGGTTCGGTGGTTAATTGATCAGCATATAGCTAATCATTAGATATCATTACATATAATGTGTGCAAAGTCAATAAGATACCCGCACCGATAACTAAAAAAGATACATAGACTACATAAAAAGCCCAAAAAAGCTAGAAATAGCCTTAATAATATAAGATATATTATAAGATCCTAGTTATATCAATAGTTTTACTAGGTATTATCTCTTTTTTCTATATTTTTTTCTATATCAAGGGGTAAAATTGCAATTTGTATATATGCGTAACCCCTTCAAATTTTTGTTCTTAAATTTTTTTGAGTAAGAACCATGCAGCAGCAGTCTAAGGGTTCTCCCCCCTAGTGTAATCTTAAGTGTATTCCTAAGTGTAATCTTAGTGTGTTCTTAGTGAGTAGAGGATATTCTTTCTCCTATAGTGGTCCCTAATAGAGATCTTTTAGGAAACCTTGATCAGATACATTGCTATTACTAATTTGTTGAGGGGTCATACCCATAGCAGTTTGAGAAATGGTGTTGTTTAGTAGAGAGTTCCAATTATCAGTGTGTATTGATAGTAGTTCTTCTTTTCTTTTGGATATGTTTAGGTCTTCATTTTGAGCCATGTATTCAGTCCAGTAAGCAACTGCACCTGCAAGGGAGTCAACGAGGTCATCATGTACAAGGGAACCTCTATGACGAGATATACGTGATAGTTGATATACAAGTTGAAGTTTTAATCTTCTTTCTGGTGTCTCTTGAGGGTTAGAACGGAAGTCTTTTTCTATCACTTTGCGGTCAATTATGAGTCGGTGAGAGTTCATTACAGGTTCTAGGGTGTCGATTATACGCAGTTCTTTAGTTTTATTGTTTCTAACGTCTTCAACTTGGCAGGGGTGAAATCTCATAAGGAAGGGTTTTAGTAGTTCAGCGAACATACCACCACCAAAGTTTTGTTCTACGAGTATTTGATTTATGTTATTGTCTCTAGCAATCTTACTAATCTTCTCCAGAACGGCATCTGAATAGCCCCCAGACAGTCCTAAACACTCTGTGACGTATAAATTACCATTAAGCATCTTAACGCAGCTTATAGCGGTCTGATCTTTACCCTTTCCAGAAGGGTCAACAAACATAACTGACCCTGTGTATTCTATAAAGTCACCAAATTCTTGGGCTGGTCGGTAGAATCTATCACCATTGAACCCTACACATTGGAGATCAGTGATGACATATTCGGGATTATTAGACCAGATAATTTTTTCTGGTGCAAATTCTTTATTTACAGAAGCAATTACTAGGTCGTTTATTTTTAATGGGTATCTATCTTGATCTGAAAGGGTTGTATCCAGTTGGAATTGTAGATTAAACCCAGAACGACCATAGGAAGCTTCACGTTCCATCAAATCCTGTGCTGAGAACCTTATAGGATCTACAGGATCTCTAGGCTGCACAGTTCCTTCTGTAAGTTCTTTTTGTATTTTAGGAGCAAGTCTATCTCCATAGTTGTTTTTTAGTTCTGGGTACCTGGCTGTCCAAATTCTTGTTTCATATCCTCTTTCTTCTAGTGTTAGGTACACAGAATTTTCTACTTGTGGTGTACCAAGAAAGGTAATCTTTCCATTTGGTTTTAGTATCGCTTCAAATTCTTTTACAGCTTCACTAAGTTTGTCTCTCATGGGCTGTGTGTAGGAGTTGTTAGGAACTTCTACGTCATCTGCTATAACTTCATCTGCCCTAGCTCCTGACATCTGCCCTAAGACACCCCTAGAAGAGCATGAGGGGGCATGATCGGCCTGTGCAGGTTTTACATCAAAACTAACCTTACTGTTTCTCTGATCGTCTCTGGGGATCAAATCAGCAAGTATTGGCATCTCATTGATAAGACGCATGGTAAATGTAGTAAAGTTATCGGCTCTATCTTTACTGGCAGATACGACTAAGAACTTTAGTTGTGGATTCATACGAAGTCTCCACACTACATAGGTAGAAGTAATCCAACTCTTACCTACCCCACGAAATCCCTGTATGATTTTACGTCTTGCACCATATTGTAGATATTCAGCTATGTCTAACTGAACAGGTGTAGGGTCTGGTAGGTTTAAATGTCTCCAAGTAACGATTAAGAAATATCTAAAGTCTTGTAGTTTTTTTGGTAGTGGCTGCATATCTTTAAAACAGGCACAGCTGTTCTACTGGCACTGGTAATTTAGTTTCATCACCCCATTGCTCTGCCATTGCTGCTGCTATACCAGTATAGAATTTACTTCTTTCCTTACCTTTTCCAGAACCTAACCACCAAATTCTTTTTGCAATTTTATCAGGCAATTCTTTTGTTTCCTCAAGAACATTATTTGTTTCTTTCAATAAAGGTAAATTTTTTAACCATAAACAAGTTTTTTTGTATTCTGGATGTCCAAATTGATAAGGGTTGATTGTCTGATCTGCCTGTCTTATATGTGAAGAGATAACAGATACAGGATTTTCAATGCAGATATGATCTATTGGTGCGTTCATAAGTTGTTGCACAAAGTCAAGTGCTTTTTCTCTAAGGTGCATAGGTTTTTTACCCTCTGTAAACCACCTCGCACCCGATATTGATAAATGCGTACAGGGAGGGTGTAAAATGGCAAGCTGCCAATCCATGTCTAAATAATCAAGAACATTTCCTTTTATATGATTACCTGATGATTCAGTGTCTAAGATGTCACATGACCAGGCATCATGTCCTCTGATAGCGAACGCATCTCTAACAATACCCGAATATTCGCACCCTACAAGCACTCTCACTTTATATATCAGCCAAAGGTACAGCATCTAGGTCTGGTAGGTTCTCCATAAGCTCTTGCATTGGGTTCTTTTCTACTGGTAAGCACTCAACACCATTATCTTTTAGAAACTGTCTAGCTACGTTTAGATCCCCTGCCTTTGCT